TCGCTGCTCTCCAGCCGTTAGGGATGCCGTGTGCAGTACTGGTAATGACTACCGGGGCTGCCTTCGTAATCGCCGTGATGGCACTGTAGATGATCGGAGCAGATTCCCAACGCACCACGTGTAGAAAATCCTTACCCTTGTCGATCGTTAGGTCGAGTTCTGTCGCCATTAGATGCCCCCGTACGCGACGACACGCGTTTTATGACGGGCGCGATCGCCCTCGTTCTTGGCCCATGCCGTATAGCGGCTAAATTCTTCTTTCAGGTTCTGCGCCTTACTCCGATCCATGGTCTCAGCATCCTGCTTGCTGTAGGCACGGTACCGCATCCAGAGGCCAAGGCCATCTTTGTGGTGGTCTGCGACCTCAAGTTTCTGGTCGGCGTCTGTGATGTTCTTGAGAGGTAAGCGGTCTACCATCAGGCTGATCGTGTCGGCGATGCTGGCAACTGGCCAGACGCGTACTGAGTTCTCTTCCATACCGATGATGAGCAGCTTGACTGGCCCTACGCGCCCGTCGAAACGGATGCCCTCGGCCTTCAGATCTTCGTAATTGACGACTTTTAGCGGGCTGCCGTCGGACAGGTAGGCTTCGCGGATTTTGAGGATCAGCGGGCTGCGTGCTATCCATTCGGTGCCGATGCTAACGCTAAGCGATGTGATAGAGGACGAGGCGTCACCCAGCCCTCCTACCTCGCGACAGAACTGCTTCTGGGCACTGTCGATGTAGGAGTAGACCTCTGTGTCTGACCACAGGTAGGGCAGCTCTACGTCAACGACATCCAGACGAAATTGTTCGAGCAGTTCTGTGCTGAGCATTATGCTTGCTCTCTTTCGATTTCTTTATGGCGTTCCCACGCTTCGTCGCGTTCTGCTGCGCTGATTTCGAAGCCGATAAAGTTGGTAATGCGCTTAGCGTGCGGTGCACCACCAGAAGTGAAGTCAGTCGGGATATTGGTCAACACCATCTTCGCGATCGCACCCAGGATCGCCTGCTGGCGCTCATGTGAGTCGGTTGGGAACTCTGGTTTAGGGGCGTCTTCGAACACCTGTTTTACTTCTTCTTTGTCTGCATCTGAACAAGCTTGAGCGCCTAGTGCCATGCAGGCCTGTACATGGGACGGATGAATGTTTTGTGGGACACCCTTCACAAAAACTATGTACGCCATACCAGCTGTAATAGCAGCGTTGCGATTAATGACCATCTTTGGCATGTCAATCTCCTGTTAAGAACGCAGGGGCGAAATGCCCCTGCTATTCAAGTGCTTCTTACAACGCGTAGTCCGCTTGACCGTCAGTCACGTACATCACGCGCAGGGTAAGTTTCCCGGCAGTGGCTGTAGCAACCGTCGGCGCAACCGTGAGGCGGATACCAGTAGTGACCGCTGTGCGGAAACCAGTCGGTACCAGTGCGGTAGAAGCCGCTGTGGTCTTATCAGTTGCTCCTAAGTAGCGGGTAGCAGAACTTGCGTCGCCGACCGAGACATTGTAAGCGGTAGAACCGGTTACAGCCGTATCAGTAACGAGCGAGCCGCCGATAACTACTGAGTTAATGGGCATTGGAGCCACATCAAACACGTGGGTAGCGACAGTTGCGAAACCGTCGATTACGCCTGATGTATTGACCATCGTGTCCACAATGTTGAACACGAACTCCAACTCTTTTACGTCCTGCGCTGAGCGCGCTGCGATGATTAGGGCCATGAGGTTCTCCTTATTGACCTACGATGCAACGCAAGACGCCGAAATCTTCGGTAGTACCTGAGTAGATCGAGTTGAAGACAGGCTTTTTGAAGCCCATGATTTTGGATACCGAGATACCATGCTGATTGTCATAGTCGAAATCTTTCTCGACCCATGTGGAATCACCGATATCTGCGAAGCCCAACGCTTGTGCGCCACAGAACAGGGCATAACCACCATTCAACGTGTTGCCTGAACCCCACTTGGTTGTGCCGATGTTGTTCGGTACATGGCGATATTCATGCAAGACGACACCGTCAATTGGTGTACCGATATCACCTGTGAACAGGGCGTTGTCACGACCGCGTGCAGCAGCATAGCGCTGAGCAGCGAGGTAGTTAGCATCGAGCTTCAAGCGAGCCATCATCTGAGGAGTTAGGAACAGGTGATACACCTCTTCGCCGTCACCCGTCTTGATACCGCGAATGAATTCATCCTTGGCGTAGGCTTTCAGCTGCACGATCATGTCCCATGATGGCATATCGCCGATCACCAGATCCGATGTGGCGTTATTACCTGTGACAGAAGTGCGCAAACCGGAGGCTGCGGACCATTTCACTGCGCGGCGTGCCGATGTTGCTGTCACGTCTGCTGCGAACTCCAGACTAGGGAAATCAGAGCCAATGCGTGATCCACCGTTGGTTTTCAGCGTGTATGACAAACCAGCGAGCGTCAAGAACGCTAATTGGTCGGTACGCTCAGCTAACCAGTAGGCCAGTACATTTTTGGAATTGCCACGGAACTCGACAATCGACTTCTGGTCAGCGATGCGACCTTCAGATCGGTTAGCGTGACGTAATTGATCGATACGGATGACCTGATCGTACGTCTTCATCGCCTCTTCATTACCCTCTAGGGTACGATCACCAGCGACGCCGTCGCCTTCAAGATCGGCCAGTAAGGTAATGACAGCACGTGCGCCCTTCTCGTCTTTTTTCAGCTCTGTTACGTGCTGAACCATCGAGTTGGCATCGGAGCCTAGGAATTTGTTTAAGAACATCTGGTTGCGTGCTGCTTTCCAGAGGTCCTTAGACCAGACTGTTTTTTGCTCGGTCGTTAAGAGACCGAAATTGGTTAGGGCCATTTGGCACCTCCATTAGATTGATTGAAATAAGTTGCTGTACTACTGGCGTCGAATTTCGTTTCGATCTAACGGAGTGTGCCTTGTCGCGGCTCTAACGTATGTGCGTGACTCTAATACGATTCAGACAAGAGTGCAAGATAAATTAGATAGTGTCGCCACGTGCCTTTGATTTATCTGCTTCAGATACCTTGTCAAACTGCGCCTGACTCATCTTCCCGATGGTCGCAGCGGTCAGCGAGGCGCCTACCTTGTCACTATCAAGGCCAGTCTTCGATAGGTCTGCTGGCTGGCGGTTCGCTGCGTCGACGTTACGCTTCAGGCCCTGCGCCTTGCGCTCCTTAGCGACCTGCTCTGCTGTCACACGCGCGTCAACCTCGGTGGCAGTACGCTGCTTGCCCGTCTCCGGTGCCCCCATCACGTACTTTACCGCCTTCTGTAGTGCTGCCGAGCGCTCCAGGCCGTTCTTGGCGAAGCCGCTGAACAGATCCATTACCTCGGCTGCCTTGCTGTCGTTATAGTCATCAGAATCGATGTTCAGCTCTGGGTAGGCTTCCTCTATGCGGGAAACTGTGGTGTCATACTTGACGCGCTCATAGGCCTGGGCTGACGCCGCTTCTGCCTTCATGTCGGCCTTGGCGTCACCGATTGAGCGCTCTAGGCGGCGGATATCGCCCATGAGTTTCGCTGCGTCCTTCAACTCGCCCTTACCTAGCAGTTCGTTGTATTCGGTCTCCATCGAGATCAATTTGTCCTCAGTGGCATTGATGCTCTCGTTGGTTTGGGCGATGGCAGCACCCTGCTTTAGCCGGGCGTTCTCCGCTACCAGCGCGTCACGCTCGACCCGGTTCTTCTCCAGGATCGCTTGGTGACGAGCCAAAGGAATCCGCGTGTCTTTCTTAGCGGACTTGTCCTCCTTCTCTTCCTTCTCTTCTTCCTTCTCGTCACCTTTGTCTTTGATTTTGGCGACCTCGTCGGCTACGTCGGCCGCAGCCTTGGCTGCTTCATCTTCATCTTCGTCTGTCGCTTCAAAGGCGTCGCCTCTGTCGGTCGCGCCACCGCCGTCGGCGTCCCCGAAAGACATAAAAAAAGGTGATAACAAGTACTGGAGTAATTTTGGATATTTCATGGTCTGTGTCCTAGTGAGTTAAGATAAGTGAGGCTGGTTCTGGGTGGTTCTTGAGGTGGTTCTCGCTGCGCTCAGCGCGCAGGTCTTCATATAACAACTGGATTGCTTCCTCTGGCATGCTGAGCAGCGCGTCGCAGTCCCATTCGATACCTCCGGGTGTCAGGATGGCCATCTTCAAATCAAGGTAGCGCTTAGCCGTGGTCTCGGAGGGGAAGCCGACGCCGACAATGGCGTCCATGCAGAGTAGTTTCATGATACCACCTCTTTTTTCTCTTTGGGTGGTAGGCCGTTCGGATTCTGCTCAGACACTAGGGCGCATACGTGCTGCGCTGATCTGTCTTTTGCCCAGTACCGCAAGACTGCTGCGGATTTTTCCACCGTGTCCGCGACATCTTCGTTTTTGGTGCATTCATAAGTAGTGGTCTGCTGTAGCGTACACCCGCAATCTAGTTTTATGATTAACTCCATCCTTATACCAGTACATGTCTTCATATCTAATTTCCTGTAGGTGCTGTCTTTGGTTGTGCTGCTGCTATTCGGTCGGCTACCTGCTTGTCAGCCTGTGCTTTCCGGTCTAATTCTGCCTTCATATCCATCTCTTCGCGTTTGAGCTGGAATTCCTGCATCTTGATCTCCTTCTCAAACTCGAACTTCT